TACTTGGCAATTATGCCTTAGGAAATAATAATTTAATAAATATACCGGCTCTTATGGGAGGTTATAACCCTAAAGATGATGCTTACGTTATACCGGCTCTTATGGGAGGTTATGGCCCTGAAGATGATGCTTACGTAACTAGGGAAGTAGAAAAACTTTTATCAGGTGATTCTGAATATCAAAAGAATAAAGCTATTGCAAGTGAAATACCCTTTCCGAACATAACTGAAAACATGAAAAGAAAAGATGCATTAAACGAGCTTAAACAAAGAGATAAAAAATACTTTAAAGAGCTTAGAGAAATGCCTCTTAATCAAAAAATAGAAAACTTAAGGAGAAATTATCCTGATATGAGTCCTGTTAATATAGCACAGTTAATAGACGCTCAAGAACAACAGGGTAAAACTTTTTCTAAAGATGTTTTAGCTTCGCCTACAGAAGAACAACTTAGATTAGGCAATGTTCCTTCTCCCTTTAAAAACATTGATGGGCGACCTGGTGCTATGGGGGGTGTACAACTAGATGCTGTAGAACGTATGCTTACTCCAAGAAATGAAACAAAAACAGGTAAATTAAATGATACCATACAGCTTCGCTCCGAAGGAGACATTGAAAATTATATTCAAGAAAAGGTAAATGAACCCGCAAAAGAAGGTACCCTTAAACATGAACTGTTAATAAATGAACAAGGAGGTTATGACGTTGTTACTGGTATGCAACTCGCTTTAGATGAATCTTCTAAAACAGGTGCAATTTTAAGTAATGGCACAGGGAAAAATATAGCCGAAGACTTTATGAAAAACGTTTCAGAAAGAAGCGGGCAACTCGGTAAAGATAAAGATGGTAAAAAATCTAGCAATAACATTATGAAGTGGATAGAAGAAAATTTAGGCTTTAATAAAAAGGATGCCTATAGATTCTTGTTATATTATGCTGGAGGAAGATTAACAGATGGTTCTCATGCAGGTTCTTTACGTTGGGCTGGCGCTCAAGTATTAAACGATGTAAGAACCAGAGAAAAAGCTCAAATTACAGCTAAAGGTTCTATCGCTAGTAATGCAGCTAGAAGTATAAACGATTTAGAGCAACACTTCAATGATACAAAATTTTCTTACACTACAGAAGGTAGGAAAAAAATTAGTGCTATATTAAAAATGGCTCTTACTGCTCCAGGTTTGAACACATTAGGTTCGCTTCAAAACGCTATTGCTGATACAAATAATAGGTTACCAGATGCCGATTACATAGATTACAATTTTAACAAAGGGCAAGGTAAAACTTTTTACGATAAAGAAAAAGGTTCAGGTGCTTTGTTTGTTGCATTTCCTGCAAAAGGACAACCTGGAGTTTACTACGGTGTTGATGCTGTTGGTAATAAGACTGGGCAATTCCGAGTTGGGAAAAGATACATGGAAATGAATACAGATATCTTAACTAATGATGCTGCTGCTATGTCTAAATATGCCTCTAGTCTTTTTGATTTCCCAACGTCAGGCAGTTTAACCGCACTTCAACAAATAAAAGCAGATAACGTAAAACGATTAGAGAAGTATATGGTTAAATCACCTAATGATTTAGTGTCTGCTTTAAAAGAGTATCAAAAAATTCACCCTCAGAATAATGAGGATATTATAACTAAAGCTTTCAGATTAATAGAGTCAGATGCTTTACCTGAAGGTGTTCCTTTAGAAATAGGACTTAAGATGTCTCTACTAGATGATGATATGATAAAAGACCCACTTAAATCTGCCAAAGTAGATGAACAAACTATGTCTAGTTTCTTTAAATTATATCCAGGCAAAGATACTAGAGATAAAATGGTTGAGGCACAACAAACAGTCGTAGCAGCAGAGAATATAATGGGTAAGTTAGGTCTCTCTGTTAATGACTTAACTAATGAAAGAATTTTTAGTTTACCTAGCAGAGGTTTAACAGACGAAGAAAAAGAAAAAGCACCTAACACTGTTGTGCCTACTATAGGGGAAGTTATAGGCGTTAATAAATCCGCAGTCGAATTAGCTTCTGAAAAAATTAACCCTTTCTTTGCTTTACTTTATGCTATTAGATACGGAGAAATAGCCCTCGAAAAGGAATAATTATGAGCACCTTTTTAAATCAATTAAATGACTTGTACAGCCCTGCGCCAGTAGAAACTGATAGAGGCAGTATGTATATGTACGATGGTGATACTATTATAGGGCCTGACGGAGAAAGTTTTAGGCTTCCTTACTTCGACGCGGGGGAGATGAGTAGGATAGATGAGTTTGGAACCTTCCATGCTGGAAGTCACATGGGCCCTTACCATAAAAAATTAATTAACGATATTATTAGAGAAAAAAATTTTAATACTTTAGTTCCTGCTAGTAGAGATACTTTAATAAATAAAGCAAGAGAAAAAGATAAGTACGATAGAAGCCTTATGGACTTGCAAAATCCAGAAGGGGAATTATTAAGCGATTATCTTCATCAAGAAAGAGTTATAGGCGCTAACAAATGGATGTCTAAAGATCAACTTACTATGAGACTATTAGGCGAACAAGAAGATATCCTTAAGTCTGTTTCTAGTGAGTTGTCTTCGGGAGATAAAGCAAGGGCAATATTAGACCAAATATCTAGAGGTACTTTTACCGAGAAGCCTAATATGAGGCCTGACTTTTTAAGAGAATCGCTTGAGGATGCTCTCAAACCTGAGCCAAATAAGAGACACAATTTTTTTCAATCGGAAATAAATAAGTTAAACGCTCAGTTAATAAAAGAAACAGACCCAGAAAAAATAAAAGAACTAGAAGAAGAAATAAAAGCAAATAGAGATGTACTTCAATACTCTGCTAACTTAAATGAAGACTATGTAACAGCTAACAAAGCTAGGGACTGGTATGCTAAAGAAGACAAGCCAGGTTATTGGGGAGAGACTTGGAACTCAGCAGAAAAAAGTTTATGGATGTTAGAAAATACTGCTGTAGGGTTTTCTCAGTGGGCTAGAGACCTTGCCGTCCCTGGAGAAGCAGATACCTGGGGTTATGACTGGGCTTTAGATAATGCAGAAAGAATACGAGATGCAGGTTATACCACAGATTTTTGGTCTGTTAGAAACCCTTTAGATGCAATGAGATTCATTTCCAATAGTATAGTACAGTATGCACCTCAATTAGGCGTAGTAGCTGCCTCAAGTGCTGGAGGTGGACTTATTCTAGGGCCTCCGGGAATGGTAGCTGGGGCCTTGGGTTCTTCTTTTATTATGGCAGTATCTCAAGTTTATCAGGCTTTTTCCCCAGAAGAAAGAGACCCTTTAGTTGCTGCTGGGATTGCGGTACCTATTGCTGCTTTTGAGGCGCTAGGTTTAAAAGGATTGACTTCTGTTGGGTCAGCTAATATACTTACTAAAGCAGGTAAAGAAGAAATAATAGAGTTCATGGTTCAAAAGAAAATTAAAGATTTAGACCCTAATCTTACTTCAGAACAATTAACTGAACAAACTGCAGAGATAATAATTGATGCTAATAATTTAGTTAATGACAGTATACGGCAAATTTTAATAGAAACAGGTGCAGAACTAGGTGCCCAAGCTACTGCAAAATTAGTAGCGAAGAAAACAATAAGGGATCTAGCGATAGAGATAGGTAAAAGAGGTGGATGGGAAGGCGGTACAGAAGCGCTACAAGAGCTTACTCAGGATATAGGGGTTACTGCTTGGTCTCCTACTCAAGAGTTTAGTTATGAAGATACTGCTTTGAAGATGATAGAGTCTTTTGCTATTGGTGCTAGTGTGGGCGGCGGAATAACTCTGCCTAAGACTCTCTCACAACTAAACGATTTTAATAGAGCATTGTATGAGTTTACTCCTGAGTCAGATAGTGATAGAACAGAAGTTTCCCTGTGGGAAGAGAATGCCAGGAATAGACCTAACAAGGCTATTACAGTAGACCCGGCTAATGCAGGGAAAAAGTTTACTTTAGAAGAAGTAGCTGATGAATATCACAAAGTTAGAGCTGCTAAAGAATTTAAAGAGGTAGATGGGAAAGTAACTCCTCTAAGAAAAGAAAAGCAGCCTATGTCTTTACAAGAGATGGCAGGAAAATTTAAAAACCCTGGTTATGTCAGAGAGTTTTTTAATTTGTTCACAGGGCTAGATCAAGCTAAGAGATCAGTAGAAGCCTTTAAAAAAGTTTTAAAACCTTATTATGTTAATGCTAAAGGCGAAATAAATATACACATGCAAAACCTTGCAGCTTCTTTAGACGCTTTAAGGCTTTACTCAGGTGTATCTATGCCTTCTTTAAGCCAGCAGTTACACAACGATTTACACTTATATGCTCCTGGCCCTAGAGATTACGATCAAAATGTAGGGTTAAACAAAGGGGAATTCTACGAACAAGTGAATAGACCTATAGAGGCAGGCTCTCCTTTAGAAAAAGTAGTTCAAGATTTAAAGATACTAGCGCTAACAGTGGCTGCGAAGGTTAAAGCTTTGGAAGATAAGGGTATAAGAATAGGTATATCTTCTGACGCTATCACAGAAGATTATTTTTTAAAGCCAAGACACTTTAAACAAGATATATTTAAAGATAGAAAATTTATAGATAAACTTTTAAAGACTAGAGGATACAACCCTCCTCCTGGGGCTAAAGGTCGTGTAAAATTTACAGAAGAAAAAGCTCAACAGATAGTATCTGATATTAAAAATGCTACTCTTTCTCCTTTAGATAGGCTTCGTTTAGAAGAGGCAGGTGTGTTTGAGAATAACTCTGGATTTAAAAAATATCTTTCTAATAAACCTGCCGAGAATGTAGCAGAAAGCTTAAACACTTTCGCTAAACGAATTTCTACAGCTCAACGCTTTGGAACTAGAGGTAATATCGCAGCTGAAATGATCGAGAAAGCTTATGAGGCTGGAGAAATTACTGCGGAAGATAAAGGTAGGATTGCTTTTGTAGTTAACAATTACCTCGATATGAACCAAGGTAATTATAAAAGAATAGAGGATAATAGAGCACGGTACATACAAGATAATCTGTTATTCTTTTCCGCTGCTACTTTCATGGACACTAACTTCTGGGCTAATATGGCAGAAATTGGCACTGGATTAATAGGTTTATCCCCTAGACAAATGTGGAGGTCCGTTAGTACTTCTGCTCGTATGTTCAGTAGAGCTACTCTTGCTGAGATGAAAAGTATAGGCTCTAAAATTCCTGGCACTAAAATTACCCCTAAAAGTAGAATAGATTTAGTTAAAAGTGATGACGACTTTACCAGAGTTGCTATGACTGGTGTTGTAACTGGATCGGACGCTGCTACCTTAGAGAGCACTAACACTTCAACGGGAGCCTACAAGAAAGCTACTAAACTTTTATATATTGTAAATCAAGTTGAAAAACAAACTGCTTCCTTCAGAGGAGGAAGAGGAGCTCTCGCTTGGGATAAAATAATAGACCATATACTGCATGTGAATAATGATTTTATCTTAGGCAATGTTACTCAACAGGGTAGATACTCCAGGGATATGTTAAACAGTTATGGTTTAGATGTAGATTTTCTGGTAGATTATTTCAATAAATTAGATAATAAGTCTGAACAAAGCCTAAGAAGTGTTGAAGATAGAGTCAGAAGATTATACGGTAAAGAAAAAGAGATCTTACAAAGATATAGAACTACTCCTCTCTCTCAATTTGAAACTATGGCTAAGAACGAAGAGTCGGATGCAGCAGAAGTTAAGCTACTACAACAGTATAGAATAGGTGTAACTAATTTTACAGATGAGCTATCTGTTAGACCCAAGAAAGGTGATGCCCCTAAGCTAATAGAAGACCCTAGGTTCTATTTGTTTACTCAATATAAAAGATTTGCGGCTACTTTTACAGCAAATATAATGCCTACTGTGTGGCAAAATTATATTAGAAGAGGGCCTCCAGGGATGACATTCGCTACCTTCTCCGTGATAATGGGTACCTACTGGTTAGCTATGGTGTCTCAATTATTAAAAGACTTAATGGTATACGGCGAAAAATCACCTTGGTTAGATGAAGGAGAAGACCCTGATTGGATTGATACTGAAGAGTTTAGAGCTGCTTCTTATACAGGTTGGTTAGGTACTCCGGGAATGGCGATAGAAGCTATAGATAGGTTTAATGAAAAGTCTATGTACACACCTATACTTACTAATTTAGGGGAGGCTATCGTAAATCAATCTCCCTCTTTAAATGCTATTTATACTAACGTTAAAAAAGGCGATGAGAACTTACAAGAAAGAGTTGCTAAGTATACTCCTTTTATTGGTTCAATTAAACCAGCACGGGAAGCTCTTGCTAATGCCGACTTAATTAATTTTTATAAGGAATAAATTATGGTACTACCTAATATACAGAACCCAGCTTCACAAAATGATTTAATAGCACAATTAAGAAAAGCATTAGGTAGAGAAGATAAAACGGCAGAGACTCAAGGGCCTACTAGGTCTACACAAAATATTGTGGAAACTATGAAGATGCCTGTAACCGAGATAGAAGACGACTTTGCCCCCGTAATGCCTATTGTTTCAGCTGAAGAGGCCCTTGAAGATTACGACTTTCAAGAACTCGTAGAAATAACACAACAAAAAGCGGGAGAAGATCTTTCAGAGTTACCTACAGAAGAAAGAGAAGAAAAAGAAAGAATTTTAAATCAGGCTCAAAATTTAATCGCAGAGAAAGAAGAAAAAGCAGATATCGAAAAGGGTGTTCTTGATTTTCAAACTGATAGTATAGATAACACTAGGATAGTACAAAACTTCCAAGACTTTGCTAAATCACAATTACCTAAAGGAGAGTACGAAGCTTTAAGCGAAACTCAAAGGCAAAATTTTAATATTAGTGTACTTCAGAGCTTAACCCCTGAACAAAAACAAGAGCTAATGTTAAAAGGGCGAGATATAATACCCCCAAATCTTTTTAATCTGTACCCAGCCGAAGGGCAAACAGAGGAAAATGTAGCTGCAGACTTAGAAATAGCTGTCGATGAGTTGAGTCCTTTTGTTTCTAAATACTATACTAAAAGAGAACTATACTACGACAGTAACACTGGAAGTTATGTGCCAACTAGACAGCTCAGAGAACAAGTAGCCTTTGAGAGATCACGTTATAAAGACTTTAAAAATTTAGCAGACTGGTTTATGAAGGCTATGGTAGGTGAAGCTACTGTTCAAAACGGAGAGGAAGTTACTGTGCCTAGTGTTGCTTTAGGTAACAATGAATTTATAAAAGCGCTACGAACGAACATAGGTATACCAATAAAAACAGAAACTGGTGAGATAAACACTCCAGCCTTACAACAAGCTGCTTCGTCTATGGTGTTAGCGGCTGCTGCGACTTTAAACAATATAAAAACTTTTAAGTACACAGAGCAAAATATAAATAGCCCAAAGTATAGGGAAGAGGAAGAAACTTACTCTCTAGCTAAAGCATCCCACGACTTTGCCGTTCAAGACGCCATTAAAAAAAGAAGAGAAAAGGGCATTATCCAAGCTACTACTGAAAATAAAAGTAAGTATAATACTATTTTAGCTGATCTTAAATCTGAAAATTCTATTAGGGCTCTAATAGATGATATAACCCGTAACCTTAAAGAGTTAACTGGCAACGAGAAGTTTTTCAATACAGGAAAGGCTAACTCTAGAATAGTAGGGGCCGGTATAGCTAATTTTTTAATTGAGCAGGGCGTTATAGACCTAGGTGTAAATAAAAACGGTGTAACAATACCTATTGAAGGGCCTAATAATATTTTCATGGGAGTACCAGTCGAAAATTTAGTGTCAACTTATCTATCTAGCAGTAGAGCTGACACTAATATCCCTATGTCTTTTACTCCTATAGTAGATAAAATAGCTATGGATACTTTACCCTACATAAGAGCTTTAAAACAGCAGGGAAAATTAGACCAAAGTAAACGTATGGCTAAAGTGCAAGAAAATTATTACAAGCATCAAGGTCAAGTTCCTAACTTAGTAGACTTAAATAGAGTTTTAGTAGCAGAGGCTATGTTTAACGACGTTTTAGCTAACCAAAAAAATAGTTTTTATATTAAAAAATCTACTGGACAAAAAATAGTTACCGGATCTTATTATGATAGTCCTTTCGCTAGTACGCTAGGAGAATTAACTAAAAGAGATTTTGATAGGTTTAAAAGTAATGCTACAACAGATAGTGCTGGTAATCAAAAACCACCTTTAGTTAGCCCAGAAGAGGTACCTGAAGGGGCAACATGGGAAGAAGCCTCACAAGATAGAGAAGATCAGCTTGCTAATAGGATAATTGAAGACAAAGTAAATAATATAAGAAGAAATTTAGAATTAGCAAAAGAAAAAGTCGCCGATGGGCAAAGAAGGTTCTACAGTGTTAAAGCTTCTGATGCTACTGGCAGATGGTTTATAGTAAACGAAGGTAATATTCAATTAGATAAAAAGATGTCTAGGCCAGTAATGGCTTTTGTAAATGACCCTATCGTGTTAGATTCAAATGAAAAATTTAATAGTACAGCTTATAACAATAGAGTTAAGAGGCTAGCTAACCAAGTTTTTTTAGCAGCAGAGACTATGCCTGGGGGGAAAGTTGGAGAACATGTTCATAGAAAAATAGCGTCTCTCTCTAAACAAGATAGATTAATACTTGGGTATCATTATTCTTTAGGTCAAACTATGTTAAAAGAATTTCCGGTAGACGGGATGGAACCTCAAAGAAGGTACGATATTAATAGATTTCCTAGACTAGCAATAGAACATTCTATAGATAGGATGAGTCAAGCCCTAGAGTTAGGTAAAAAAATTGATGAATTAAACTCACAATTAAAACTTAGAGCTCAATCAAAGACTGATGGGACGCCTACTGTTACTTTTCCTAGGTTAGCAGATGGTACATTAGATATGGATCCTCAGATACTAGAGATGTTAACAGACAACCCTGGTGAGTGGCAATATCCTTACAGTATACTAGAGGATACACATTTGTTCTCAGAAGCAGATAAAAATCGTTTACCTCATCGTTTTAGTTTTGTGTATGAAGAAGACGGTAAACAATCTAACGCTACAAACATTAGTATGTTTTTCGGAGGCATAGATAATGCTAAAATACTAGGTATGCTACCAGAGACTACAGTTCCTCCTTATAAAGACTTAAGAGAGAAGTTATACTCTGGAGTAGTAGAAGCTTCTATAATACCAGAAACAAAGTCAATAGAATATAAGGTAGGTAAAGATGTTTTAGCAGCTTTAGATTCACAAGACGATATTAATGAAGGCTTTCAAGGCGCGGTAGGTCAATTCTTTATTGATTTATCTTTATTTGGAAAAAACAATCATGGATTCAATGCTTCTAAGGTTGTATTTAGAAGACCATTAGTTGCAGGGCTCTACGGTAAAACTTTTTTAAAGATGTACTCAGAAGTTACTGAAATTTTAAATACTGTCCCTGAACATATCTCAAATAAATTAACTGACTTTTATGAAAGTAAATTTCCTAGAACACCTAAAGGACAAGCGGCTGCCAAGAAAAGATTATTCGAAGACATGTCTAATGTATTCGCTATGGGTGCACAAAATCATCTTGCAGAGTTAAGTGGGTATCAAAGTGCCATGAGAGCTCTAGCTCCTGTAATGGCTATTCTCCGTGCTGACACAGAATACAATGGCATACTAGAAGGAACTACTTTTAATATAGGGGCTGATACTTGGTTACCTATAAGGAAACGACAAAAGCTAGTTAATCAATTAGCGGGGATAGAGACAACAAAAGTAGGAGATATCTCTGTACCTAATTTAAAACTAATGAAAGACCCTGCAGCTGCTTCTGATTCTTCTACCAACAGAGCAAGACTAGCTCAGCTACAGCGTTTTATCGATTCAGGTAAAGACAGAGACGAGCCTTTAGCTTTAGGTGTGGGCGGTACCCAACTTAAAAATGGTTTACCTGTTTTACCTATTCAAAACTCCGATAGTGCTATGATAAATTTAGCTACTTTATTTGCTCAATCGGGAGACCCTGATTCTATCCTAAACATTATAAACATACACGACGCTTCTATAATGAGCGCTGATTCAGTTTTATTTATGACTAACGCTTATAATAATATAGCACCTAAAGCTGTTATGGAAAGAATGATGGGTAAAGTACCTAACAGTGGTGGCAATGCTTACTTCGAAGAGATGTTAGGTAAGTTTGATGTAGCATTAAGCAAAGCTACTAGTGGAACGGATGAAGTAAATATAGGAACTCAAAATGTTCTTTTAGCAGACGGTAAAACTTTTAGTTCTTATAATGCATTAACAGAAACTTTTGATGAGTTATACAGAAGAACTTTAGAATTAGACCCTTTCTTCTCTGAAACTGAAAAAGAGAGGAGTGCAATTAGAAAAACTCATTTAAGTGCTTTAGATAAAAATATAGCTACTGTTGCGGCAGCTAAAGCTAACGGTTATATAGGGTTAGATGACGTTAGGGTCAACGATAATCCTTTTTACAGAAGCAATGTATATGTTAGTAAAGAACAGTTTGTAAACTTAATACAAATACTAAGAGAACACTTAGGTATAAGTGACTTCAAAGAGTATAAGTTCTTAATAAAATATGGTTATAATAGAGATTATGCTAAAAACGATAAACCTAACAAACATATAGTAAATTTAGAAAGAATAGCTAGAGGAACTATAGCTAATGACGGAAGAAAAGTTAGAGGCCTCGCTGAAATTCTATACGATGAGTTTAATAATAAAAAAGGCCCTAGTAATAATATGAGTAATTAAAATTAAAATCCCCAAGGTTCAATTAAGAATCTTGGGGATTTTTTATTACATTTTCTCTACTTGCTTTACTTGTTTTAAAGCTGCTACTCTGTTTCTATCCGCTATTTCCGTAGCAGTTTTCCTAGTGTAACCTCCTCTAATTAAGTCGGCTATATTGTCTTTGTACACTGCATCTACCACAGCGTAATTTAACTTAGGGTTTCTAGCTAAAGTAATAGGTAAAGAATACATCTCACATATCTCTTCATCAGTTGTAGAAGTATCCCCTAGTTTATACATCATATTCACGTTTGGTTTTTCTGCCATGATTAATATCCTTCTGGTAATATCCCTCGGTTAGCCATAAGGATTCTTATTTCCTGTCGGGCTTTCTCTGGGTCTTGCTGTTCTGCTATAAAGCACTCATTGATTTCTGGTGTGTAGGCCAGATCTATAGGTAGGTCTAGGGTCTCACAGTATATCTCGTCTGTTACTGTCTTCATACCCTGGAGATACCTCCAGTTATAATTTTTATTTCCCATGTTACACCTCATGCAAAAAAGTAAGTAGAATCAGAGACTAACTCGATCTCTAAGTCACCATTTTCAGGTACTTCTACATCACACTTACTAGAATCAGATAGTATATTTGTTTTTATACCTTCAAACACATTATCTTTTTCGTACATCTCTCTAAACACGTCTCGTGTTAACTGTGAGAGCTCTTTAATATTATTAGGGTGAGTAGAGAATGAGTCGTGTACTGCACCGAAAGCTTTATTCCATCTACTAATTACTATAGCCATGTGAGCAGCATCCTGTGAATGAATGTAGTTAGGTGATATACCCGCTGCGAACGCTCGTTTATCTGCGTGCTCAGTGGATACCTGCGCTACGTGTCTGATTCTACCTGGCTGGCCTTTCTGACCACCTTGTACTCCACGGAGTGTAGACAAACACTTTTCTGCTCTAGTTAAAAAGGATTCATATCTTATTGGGAATCCTGAGGGGGCTGACCAAGTGATATGATTACTACCATTGCCTCGTTCAAGTACGCTAGTACGTTGAGTCATATCATTAGAAAGCTGGTTGAGTTCTTGAAGTAACTCTTTATTGTTGGGGTCTTCTCTGAGCTGTGCTCTCATCTTCTTCGCCTTCTCATAGTCCTTTCTACGTTGGTTAAGGGAAATTACATTCCCATCTTTATCGTATACTGTAAAGATACCTAACTCATAAGCTGCTAGGTTCTGTAAGTACTTCATTGTTTTCTGTCCTCCCGGGCAGACCTTACCAATAGCTTCTACTATTTTCTTAGCTAGATACTCGCAGTCTAACATAGAAATATTAAACTTAGTATCATAACCAAATTGATATAGGTCACTGAACATACTGTCTGCTATTGTTTCTTCTCCAGCTGAGTAAGCTCTCGTCATAGTGGCTCGCTTAGCTATTCCTTTCCTTATCTGAGATAAGTTCATTCCTTTATCTTCAAAGAACTTTTTCTCAGAGTCTAATAATGATTTAGATACTTGTATATAAAGATCAACGGGGATGCTTGTATCCTCCAGGCCTACGTACAGACCCGTATCACCATCTTTAGCTATAGCAGCTGAGTGTTGGTAACCATTACACGTACCGTCTATGGGGCAGGGTATACACACCTTATGATTAATATCTTCTTCAATAGCTTGCCACTCAAAGCAACAGGCTAAGAATACGAAAGGCTTTTCACAATCATGTATAGTACCGTCGGTGGCAGTCATAAGAATCATATCAGCGTTCTCTTCACACCACATTATTCTATCGTTAAGAGACATTTTATCTACCGATATATTGTCTAATCCTTCTTTTTCTAAGTGCTCCTTATAATTCCATTCTACCCACTTAGGTATACTGTTAATATCGTAAGTCTGATTATATGAATTAGCAGTATGTATTTTAAGGGCGTCTAAACCATCTTCGTTAAGTTGGTCCCCCTCAGCAAACATCATAAGACCTCTTGCCATATCGGAACCCTGGTAGTTTAAGAAAGGTTCTCTATAATATATACGACCTCGATAATCAAACTCTATAGTCTGGTAGAATTCCTCTAAGTTAAGCATAGCCTCTGCTTTACGTAAAGTTATTCTTATCTCGTTTGTTTTAGACATGGACCTGAGCACATTAAGCTTTTTATTCCAGAGTTCAGCGGTCTTGTTATAACGATCTCTAGTTTTCTTAGTATCTCTTTTCTTCATTGCCCGGTAAGCATTCTTAAGGTCTAACTTGGAACCCTCTTCGGGCATATCAGGTATATGTGGTAGTATATCTAACAATTTAGTTTGAATTACATCATAGATCTTTTTATTTATCTTCCACTTTTGTTGTTCGAGCTTATTGGCTGCGTTAACAAAGGGTTTATCCAATAGTCGGTTAAACTCTTTAGCGTGTTCATCATCCCAACCTTTAATTATAGGCCTCCCGCCCCTGAATAGGTTGTTTAGTTCCTTTGGTTGGTTGTGTTCTGTCGCGATAAGAACGTCCTTGTCTTCTGCCACAGGTATTACATTTATCTCAGCCCAATAGCTTGTAGGTTCGACCATGAAAGGTGCGTCTTTATCTAGCTCAGAGAAACCCGGGTCCCTATAAATCTTTATATAGCCCCGCTGCAGGAAGGCTTCTAACATTAAATCTCCTAAACATATTTCATTACGCCAAGATAAATTTTCTTTTGTTATATACTTAGTTATTGTTGACCCTATTCTAGTAGATAAAGCTGTAAGTTTAGCTTTACCTGCTGGCACAGCACGGGTGTCTCTGGAAAAGAAAGCTTGTATTATGTCAGTTGCCATAACAACTACTTTCTCTGCCTCTTCGTTAAACTTAGAATAAAACTTAAGAAGCACAGCACCTGAGTTAGCCTTGGGATTATTAGGATTTACTTTCTCTACCCTCTCTCGGAGGTAGTTTGCTACTTCTTCTATACCACTCATATTTTTCTCTCCTTAGAATGTTACTTCACTTGTTGGGCTTAACCTGCCCGTGTCTGAATTATACTTAACTTGTCCAGCAGGGCCTGTATCTCCTGTAAACCTAGACTTAAGTACTTTAAGAGATATCGTGTTCCTAGCATCTTCATTATCATTAGATATATCTCTTGCAAAAGCAATTATATCGTGTGAGATTTGCTTTATAGAACCAGAACCTCTTATGTCGTCCACTGTAGGCATATGTCCTTCCTCAAAAGACTTACCTGTTTGTTGCATTTTCCTTAGGTGTGATACTAAGCCTATCCACACATTATGTTGTTTAGATATTCTTAGTAAGTCATTCATAATCTTATCTATAGCTTCATTACCTGTTAGCCCTTCCGCACCCTCAGATACAAGTATAGTAATATGATCTATGAATAAATACTTACAGCCTCGTAAGGCCATATACTCTAGTTGGTTAACTATACCTTCGTTCATACTACCGGCATGGTCTAACACTAACACTCTATCTCCTTTAAATACTTTATCGAATCCTTCCTTAAGTTCCTTCATAGGTATCTCTTCTTTAGAGGGATTTCTATTCAAAGCCATACCCGCCAGCTTCCTCGCTGTTTCAGCTGGGGATTCTTCAAGAGATATAATACCTATTTTATCCTCGGTTTTAGTTATTATATCTAGCATTATTTCTCTTAGTAAAGTAGATTTACCTGCTCCAGTACCTGAGGTCCATAGAGTTATCTCACCGAACCTCATACCTTTAAGTTTATCGTTTAGCTCCGGGAAACAATCAGGATAAGGATTAGATTTAATATTATTATAGTCCTCAAGTGATTTCCATAGATCATTACTGGTGAGTATAAACTGAGGATTATAGACTTGAGCGTTCCATATAGCTTCCATCACATGTTTCTTACCTAACAGAGTGTACTCTTCACTAGCATCTTTGTTGTTAGGGGTAGCTACTTTAACTTTATCATAGCCAATAATAGAAGCCAGTTTATCTATGGCTGCTTTGCCAGCATCGTCCCGATCAACAAACAACACTACTTCCTCGAATGATCTTATCCATTCACGTTGCTCTACTACAGCGCGTAAGTTATTAGCACTGGCAATAGACACAACAGGGTAAATAAGATTATACTGTTGTTTAGAGCACTCAGCTACAGCTAAAGCGTCTTCTTCGCCTTCGGTGATGACTAACCTTTTGCCTCCTGGGGTAAAGGCATGTTGACCGAACAACTCATCGCCGAGATTACCGGCTATGGTAAAAGCTTTAGGCATAGCCCTTACCTTGTAGCCTGATAGGGTCTTATCTTTATAATAAGAATAATATATCTTATCAGTTACCCCATGAGTATCTACACTCTTAACCACATTAAAAGCCTTGCAAACATCCTTAGATATTTTTCTGTCTTCGATTGTACCGTAAGGTAAATCGACTATATTAAATTGGGTATTCATCTCTCTTTCCTCTCTTTCAAAGTCTTCGTTTACTCTATGTAGGTGCCCACATGACATACACTTGTTTGGTACATCATCGTCATAGACAGCTACTGCATCGCTTGAACCACACTTATCACATGGTTCATGTCTTAAAAATCTAGCCATGTCCTCTCTCCTTTCATCGCCAGTTATACTATTAAATACCTATCGTCAAACTTTCTCCTTAGGTAAATTAAGTCAGTATTTAGTTGTAATTCTTCTTCCCATCCTTTCCCTATTAATTCTTTGTAAGCTTTACATACAGCCTTTCTTAAATCTTTTCCTCTACCTTCAAGCATAGCTTCTGCTTTCTTAGGGCCTATCCCTGGAAGGCCTTTAATATTATCAGAGCTATCTCCCATAAGTATTTGTTTATGAAGAAGATAATTAGACTCTGCCTCTTCCATTTTAGTGTACTCCCATCTAGCATTGTTGAAGTGCATACCTGGGACTTGAAGCATGTCTTTATCTATAGACACAATAATTCCAGGCTCTTCAGTATGCCATATAGCCAGTAAGTCATCTGCTTCTTGCCCTACAGCGGCTACTGAGCCTAACTCTTCAGCAAAGAATTTATAGGCTGCTGAAAACATTTCTTTTCTTTCAGGGTCCTCATCTTTCTTTCTGTTAGCTTTATACTCAGGGTAAATAGCTTTTCTAAAGTTGTTAGCGCCTCCCACAGCTATCTTACCGTTTTCAGCTTGAGTCTCATGCATTATATCTTCAAGAAGATCTATTGCTTTATCTTTCATACCTTGTATATCGTTATTCCATACACAACGGTGTATCATCAGGTCTCCATCAATATAAACATTCATGTTAACCTCCTTTCTTTGTATTCCAGTTACCTGGGTTACGGTTCTCAGCGTAGTTATTACTAGGTCTTAAAAACCTTTCATGAGCGTTAGCCTGATCCCTAGATAAATTAGAGTACAGTATATTAAACTGCAAGTCAGGGTAATTAGCTATCATATTATCTAACAAATATTTTCTACCTATATCTTGATCCCCATAAGTATTATAATACCAGACTTCCACTTCATATCTTTTTCTTATAGAGTAACTACATAAAGGGGCTATACCTACATAACCTTCGTTTAATCCTTCATGCCTTACAGTGTTGATCCAGTATACTTGGTATCCTTCTGTTCTATACTTAGGATAAAATTTAGTTTTAAAATAAGTGTCTCTTGTTGCTCGATCTTTAATGAACTCTTGTACTTCTTCTGCTACAAACATCAGTGTACCTCCATATAATTCTTTCCTGTTTTAATATCACCAGCTTCCATGATGGTTACCCCATACTTTTTAGGAGAGTTAGCGAAGCACTCTTTAATTATCTCGTGAGCTTTTGTTGCATCCTCAGGAAGAATTTCCCAGGTGCACTCATCGTGATAGAACAATAGTTGTTTGGCGTCTATCTTAGCCGTATAAAACTTCTCGTTTATATCTACTATAGTAGCCTTCATCAAGATAGCCTCAGTACCTTGAATTAAATAGTTAAAAGCTTTATAAGCTTCGGGGGTGTATATTCTCCTTCCGTCTACACCTTTTAAGTAGCCTCTTTCAGCAGCTGATTGTACTTTCTCTGTTAAGTTAGCTAACTGCGGCCATCGTTTTAAGAATCTTTCTTTACCTTCAGCGCCCTGTTTACTGCTAACACCTAGTATTCTCCCTAGCTTTGCCCCTCCTGCTCCAAAGGCCCAGGCAAAGAAGAAAGGTTTAGCTAGCTTTCTTTCACAGCCTATTGCGTCAGCATTTTTCTGGTGTATATCTCCCGCAAGTATTTCTTCTGTAAACTCAGGGTCATTAACAAAGTGAGCCATAATTCTAGCCTGATAAGACGCCCCATCAGCCGATATTAAGGTTTTATTTGTTGGGCACGTTAATAACGAACGAAACTCTGCACCGTATTTAGCGTTAGGGCTAGGTATATTAGCTACTATCTTGTGAGTCTGTCTGCCGCTTGCAGCTCCAAGGTCTATAACGTCACCGTATAGCCTATCCGCTATAATATGTTCTTTCCAACCCTCAAGTATAGACTTACGTGCTCTTAGAGTAAAGTAAGAGTCTATATTAGTGCCGATTAGGCCTAACTTTTCTAAGGACTTAGTAGTTAGTTTAGCAGATACTTTAATAAAGTTCCCGTCAACTTTCTTCCAGTTCCACTCATCAGGTTCCCAACCTATTTTTGTTATAAACTCTTTCAAGTGGTCTTGATTACCTAGTCTTGCCTTTACTATCTGCTTACGTTGAAAAGTTTCTCCTGGCTTTATTGGCGGCTCATCTCTTAAAGCATCTGAAGTGTCTACGTACTCCCCGGTAGCTTCGCTTAACATCCTTGCTGTCGCTACAGTGTAATGTCCGTTCTTAGTATAACGGGGGCTCTTAGGTTCTCTGTCGATTAAGATTTCCATAGTACCTAGCTGAGGTTCAACGTGTTCTTCTATTGCTTTGATTTCTAAGCTTATTTTATTTATGAGGTTGTCTAATTCTTTTTCATTTATCATCCAACCATTTTCTACTTGCAAAGAAGACCAGTAAGATAGTTTATGCTCTAAGGTTATAGCACCAGGGTATTTTCCTTTACTCTGTTCTTCTATTCTTCTACGTTCTTTCTCAAGTGCTTCATAGATTTTAAGGTTAACTTTAACATCCTGTTCACAGTACTCCAACATGTCTTTACTATAAAAAGAAAAGTCTTTGAAGTCGCCTTTACTATCGCCTAGGAAGGTACCCCAAGCTTTAAGGGAATGCCTCCCGTAAGTAGTCTTTCTTGAGAACCAATTAAGTCTACTCATAATAAGAGTATCGTATATCTTTTCTACAGGAAATACCCATCCCAGTATTTTCTTTATAACAGGCAAATCATATCTTAGTAGGTTGTGACCTATTAGCTGATCAGAAGAGTCTAGATAATCTTTTGCTTCTGTTAAACTTTTTAATTGATCGTCATGATCGCTGAAAGAAACTATCTTACCTGTCTCGATATCAAGAGTAGAGATTAAGTATATAGTTTCTGCTTCGTTGTATAGTCCGTTAGCTTCGATGTCAATGACTAATTTCATTCTCGAACGCCTCCTTTATAAGTTGTAATACTCCTTCGGGACAAATCTAATTGCCGCTACTGCCTTATTGTAATAGAGCTTTTCTCCCGTTTTCTTGTCTACACTAATCATAACATCAAGCTTATGCTGCAGATTAGCTTCGGCATAGACTAACCCTCCTTTCGTTTTATACTCTTTTATGCAGAGAAATGCAAATACTTTTTTATCTTTTGAGAAATCTTTTTTAAGTTCCTCTGAAGATGTAGTATACTCCTTCCAGTTAGATGGTGTCCCATACTTTTCATTTGCTTTCCTAACAGTTTTTCCTCTTATTTTACGTGCTCTCGTTTTCTTACCGCCTCGTTTGTATTGTTTCATACCTATATAGTACTTGTTAGCACTTTTATTATACACACAGTAAAGAAAACCAAAGTTCTTTTCGGGGTCCATGGGTTTCTGGGACTTCCAGTGACCTTGGTCGTTAAAGATAAGACCGGATAGGATTAAATTATTTATCTTTAGCAAGGTCATTTAACAGATCCTTTCCTTGATAAGTTCCTTCATCCTTATCCATTGACACGAGCATCTCTCCGAACATACGAGGACTAAATCTAATTAGATCGTACTCTTCTTTGCTCTCGTCGTACTGCCTTATAAAAACTTCGGCGCCACCAATAATAATTTCTACATCATCATACGTAGCTTCATCACATACAATAGTGACACCAATAGTTTTATCATCCTTCTCCACTGTGAACATCAAAATACTCCTTTACCGAGGTTAAAGCATCTTCAAGACTATAAGTCTTTTCTGTAGCTATTGATTCTAAAAAAGGATGTATAGGTTCATGAGAATTAGCCCATAGTATAATAATCTTATTCTTAGTATGAGCGAACATTAACTCCATAGCTGTACCTGTACCTATAGCCCCTACGTTATTGCGTCTTACATCAGCTAATACAACGGTACTATTAGCTATATCTTGTAAGTCTAATTTAAATATACGCCTGCACACATCCAGGGTCTTTCTTTCATCTTCTAAGTGCCCTAGTATCTGGGTGTGCAGAGGTATTCTTCTTGTTGGATCATACACGGTTATATTATTCGCGTTTAGATCTTCGGTAGCTTTTGTTCTCCAGACTTTCATCTCATCTACAGAAGCTTGCTCCATTTTTCCTGCTAGATATACTCCACTCTTCATAGCGGTCTCCTTCTCTAGTTAAACAGATGGATCCTCCCACGGTATTGGGGGAGGATCCTTTTTCTCTTCGTCTTTAGTACCACCAGACATATTGCCTCGCTTAATTGAACACTATTTCTTCCTTCTTAATAGCTTCTTCTACTAAAGCCTTTAGTCTTTCAGCTGCATCAGTGGCTAAAGTGAAACCCCTGTCATTTAATTCTAAATCACCGTGCTCTTGAGCGTCTTTAAGATAACGATACACCATTATAACTAAGGCATATCTTACCTCTTCTTCTAACTCTACGGCAATAGCACTGAACTCGTCAGTGAAATAAAAGACAGAGAGAAGGGCTAAATCTACACCCTTCTCTTCGTTTACTCTTGGAATTCTTGTTTGGATGTCTATAACATCTCCCATTAGAACTCCGCTTCAGTAGACTCAGCTTCATACACTTCCATATCGGTGATTTGAACGTCGGTTAACATGCAGGATATACCTTCACGCCCACCGGCTTTCCAATCGTAAGAGAAAACTTTAACAGCCCCTCGGGAACCGTTCCCGATCTTAGCTATCTCAGCTTTACTTAAGGGATTTTTATCTCCATCTACTACTTTAGGTGGATCCATAGCATCGCCCTTCTGAGAGACAGTCTTACGTTTAATGTTAGTAACGTACTTACCATCCTTCTCTCTTACTTTACAACCTACTGCTTCAAGTTCTTTCTTCTTGTCAGGATCAGTAGTTGCTACTTGAACCTCCCACTGTTCTGTTCCGAAAGGACTCTTCGGTACAGCTAAAGCTGGGTAATTAAATTCAAGGTCTCTTATTATAACAGTATTTGACATAGTCATTCTCCTTTATTTGTTTACTGTTTTAAGGGTACTTACAAGGTAATTAGCATACCATTGTATCTTACTTGCGTCTTGTAAGGTAGAATCTTTTTTACCTATGCGCAAGCTATACTTGAGTATCTGTCCTACGAGATGAGCTTGTACACCTGTTAAGTGACTCAAAGCGAATTGGCAGATATCCATGTATTCTAGACCGAAGGGGTAATCCCCTGGCGGTATTATTTCGTAATGTTTGGGGTTAACAATAAGGTCTCTCTCCTCGTCTGTCATAGCCTCAAAGTTTCCGTGAAATTCTGTCATGAAATTCTCCTCTCCCTATAAGGGATCTATATTATTTCCTTATAATTAGGGACCACTGAGCGGGCTAAGTCGTTTATCTCAGGCCACCTGGGGTCCTCTTCCAGTGCTAAACCATACTTGGAGCAAGCTACTTGAAAACAATCAATAAAAAAGTTTATATGTTTAGTGTTCAAGGTACCTTCTGTTACCGTATCGTGCATATGGCTTAATAGTATGTCTTTAAGTTCCATTATAGTACTCCCATTGTTTTTAACATAGTTCTTTTAAGGCGCATTTTAAGCGTTCGTTGCGCCCACTCTTCGTCTTTACCTGTGGCCAAAATCTTTTGCCCATCAGTATCTGTTACATAAGCTAAGTAAAGATCTTTATTATTTACTGTAGCTTCTCTTTCTTGTTGTTGAGTAGCGGAGCTCCCGCCTCCCCAGACCCAAGCATTAGACCCTATGGGCACTAAACTATAACCTACTTTAATCTTAAATAGATTAACTCCCTCAAGATCAACACGTTTAGGTGTTACAGGTTCCGCATCCAGTACTAGAACTGTTTTGCCAGCTATGTCCGTTTGAGCTAAACCCTGTTCATGTACCTTAACACACCAATCCGGTTTAAGATAAGCTACATAGGCACCGTTATATTGAGAACCATCTCTACCTAGCTCTACTCTGGGTGTACCTTTGTTTATTACCTTTACTTTCCAGTGATAATGATCTAAGCTAGAACAACTACCACTTCCCCTGGACTCCGTTTGAGCTGTTAAGAACGTAGTTTCTGGGGAAGATATAAGATTCTCTTTGTACCAATTAAGCATAGCTTCTCTTGCAGCTATAGTATAGATAGTAGTAGCTACAGTTCTTCTGCAAGAATTAGAATTAAATATCTTGTGATTGGCCTTAAAGGTATCATACACTTCGCTTAAACCTTTGTTACCTTTTCTTTTAGAGATAATATGTTCAAGAAACTCTTTACCCAGATTCTCCGCGTTAGTGCTGTTACTTTCCCTTTCTTTATTACTCGAGATGAATCTTTCCTTATCCGCTATGTCACGCATACGGTTGGCCATGTAAGAGTCTGTGAAATTATTCATCATTCTCTTTAGAGTTATATTTACTTTGCTAACATTAAAACTGTCAGTGACAGTATATAAGAAAGTATTTAATTCAGATAATTCTTTGTCTATAACTTCCGAGTCTAGTTTTAAGAATTGTTTTCTTTGTAGTTCCATCATGCTGCTTCTCCTAATCTAACTACTGTACCCCAAGGGGCGGTTCCATCTTCTGTAGTGCACATCCATACTACGGGATAGGTCGGGGGCGCTGGGAAGCTTCCGACGCATAGGTCCGTAGCGTACAACAATAGCTGTACGTCTGGATGATGTTTATTTACATACTCAAAGGCAGGCTCTACATCAGTGCCTCCCCTACCGCTTATTTTATATTCTCTTATGTCGTCTCCTTCCTCAAATATTTTAACATCAGCTACTTCAGCATCAGCGTCTATCGCTATAATACACTCAGGATTATAGTCTTCCTGTATAGCGTGTAGCAGACCTAGAGATAACTCTAGTTCTTTACTACTCATGCTGCCTGAGGTATCAAACACAAAGGCTATTTTACCTACCCGTTGAGTAAACATACTAGGTAAATACAAGTCAAAGTTAGCTAACATGCGACGGTTAGGTCTAGCCATAGTAAAATCAGTATAGCCCCTGGTAGATACCATAGTGAAGATAGTATCCTTCCAGTTCTTTTTAGGCCTCCTCATTTTCTTTAGTAGTTCTTCAGCGTAGGCAGGCATATTACCTTGTCCTTTACTAGCTGCCTCCGCCGCTCGACAAACCATCTGATTAACTTTCATTTGTTCATCTTGTATATCAGCTTTACTTGGTTCACCCTCACCCGACGATGGTTCCAT